CCGTGGAGATGTCCACATATTCCGAGTTGGCGGCGTATGTGAAGCTCTGGATGTCGGCGATCTTCGACGGGGAGAGCTGGACGACATCCTCAACGAGGTCCCTGTAAACGTCGGTCATTCGAGCATAGATCGCGTCATTCGTACGGCTGGCCGTCGACGAGCCCTCCGCCTGGCGAGAGGCGTACTCCGCCATCCGCTCCACAATGCGATCTCGAATCTGTCCGAAGTTCACCGTTCTTCCCTCTTCGGCAGCCCGACGCCGCGCCAGTACTGCCGGAAGCCCGCGCCTCCCACGCCGTGATACTGCTCGTGCCGGATCGCCTTCGCCATGTACTTCGGGTCTCCGCCCGTCACAGCCTCGGCGATCTCCTCGATCTGCTGCTGGTCGGCCTTGGCGCGCGCGGCGACCATGCTCTCCTCTGCCTCCTTCTCGCGCAGCGCCCGGTCCTTCTCGACGTCGCCGGTGTTGTAGCGGATCTCGAGGCACGCCTCGCAGAGCTCGCGCAAACAGCGGTCCCATTCGACGTCGACGTTGATGTATGGGAAAGGGCAGCGCTCGGTGGCCCGCTCGGGGTCGTAGAACGCACAGACCGTCTTCCACCCGGTCGCGTCAAGTTCCTGCGCCGACCAAATCCTCATGTCGCGCATCCAGTGAACACGGAGCGGTCGCCCGATGCGAAAGGCGATGCGCTCAAGCCTGTCCGCAAAGACGTGCGGGAAGGGCGGTTGCTCGCGAGGGTTGGGAGGCGGCTCTGGCTTCTGCGCTGGCCGCTTCGGCTGGTGCCTTGGAAGCTCGATGGTCATCGCTGCGGAGACCTGCGGTTGTCGGGGGTGCGGTTGTCGGTCTCCATCATGATTACGAGGCGCTCCCCGTCGGAGACGACGGACGAGGGGAAGGCCGCCGCGTTCACGGCGAAGTATGTCGTGTCAAAGTTCGTGCTGTTGACCGTGATCCCCGCAAAGCCAGGGAGGTCATGCTGCACAGCAGTAGCGGAGAACTCGGTCACGTCGAGGAAGATGTTACCGGCGAGGTCGGCGATGTTGTTCGAGCCAGCGCTTGCCGTGACGAGCTTGCCACATGCCGTGCTGCTGACTGCCGGCTCTCTCGCAAAGTGGCTTGATCCGTCGATGTCGATTCTCCCGAGCGCGCCGACAGTGACAGCACCACTTGCAAGCGTGCCTTGCTTGATCCCCGTCGTCGCGACGGAGACGCCATCGAGAAAGCCGTCAGCATCGCCAGACGCGCTCGAGTCGGTTCCGATATCAAGGGTCTTCGTGGATCCCGCCGTTGGGGCGGTCGTCACGTCGATCCACACGTTGTTGACCGCGCATTTCGTCGGCAACGTGTAGCCGGTTGACCTCTCCGTCGTCGCTCCGTTCACGTTCGAGGGGATCGCGACCTTGCGAATGTAACGCCTGGCCCCGTAGCTCGCGGAGGCGGACACCGTGAAGGCGCTCTTGATCTCGTGCCGGTCGCTCGAGAACATCCGGGGCACGCCGACCTTGTTGCCGTGCCCGAGCGAGAACGTGTCACCCGACGCCTCGCTCGTCGCGCTCGTGAGCGTCACCGACGTGATCGAGCGGAAAATCTTGGAGCCCGTGCGCGTCACCGATCCAGCAGTCGCCGAGAACGACTCCGAGATCGCCTGCCCAAACTGGTCGACGCCGACCACCGTCACCGTCGCCGCGAGAGACGAGCCAGACGCCTCGGTGAAGGTCGCGATCAGGTTTCGCCCAGGCCACGACACGGCGGCTCGCGCGATCGACAACGCGGAGTTGTCGGAGACGTTGATGTCCGCCGCGCTGACGTAGGTCGTCGTCGTCGCCGCCTCAAGCGGGCCAAGCGAGAACGTCTCGATATGGCTGACGGAGGAGAGGGGCTCCGTCTGCTTTGCCGCAAACGCAGGCCCGACAGCGAACACCGCCACGGCGATGCTCGCGAGGAGATTGGAGATGATCTTGCGCATGGAGACCCCGAGGAAGGCGAAAAGGGCCGGGCGAGAAAACCCGCGCCGGCCCGGAGGGTGAGACGACGCGGATCGATCAGGCGGAGAAGGTCCCATTCAAGCCGCTGATGCGGCCGTCGAGCCAGGGCTCATCCTTCTTGAAGTTGCCGACCGCCTGGAGCGCCACGTAGTAGACGGGCTTCCCGGTGATCTGCCGCTGCGTGAGCCCATCGCCCGTGACGATGCCGGGCGGGATGTCCCACATCACCTTGAGGTCGCTCTTGCGCATGAGGAGCGCGTGCCCGTAGGGCATCGTGTTGAGCGCCACCCACGGGAGAAGCGTGTCGTTGCCGATGAACGCCAACGTCACGTCCTTGAAGCCCGCCACGAGCTTCTTCGCCTTGTCCTCTTGGACGTAGCGCTTCGCCGCCTCGCCGTCGGCCGCGACGTAGTTCGTGCGCACGGAGCGCTCGGTCAGGAGCATGTACTCGTTCTCGATCTCCGTGTCCTGCGAGCCGCGCCGACGGTAGAGCTTGTCGAACATCACCTGGAGCATCTGCCAGGTGAGGTTTCGACCCGTCGACGAGAGGTCCACCTGCGAGTTCAACTGCGTGTAGCTGGACCGCGTCAGGTTGTAGAGCTTCGTCGTCAGGGTCCCGTCGTCGATGAACGCAAACAAACCCTGGAAGCAGTAGAGTCCCGAGTCGTCCGAGGCGTTGCCGCCAGTGGAGTTCGCGACGCGGCTGTTGCCCTCAACGATGATGTCACCGTCGGCGAGCGCCGCGGAGCTCACCAAGTCGCCGGACAGCGTGATCGTCGGAGATGCGGTCACGTCATGGATGCCGCTGACGGCAACAACCTTCTGCACCGCGGTGCCGCTGCCGCCGACGTTCGAGTGGATCTTCGCCGTGCGAGCGCTTGTGGCCCAATCGGCCGCACGGATGATCGATACCTTCATGTTCTTGTAGAGGCGCTGCGTCCCAAGCACGCCGCGCGCATCGATCGTGCTCGCCGGCTTGAGCGTCACGACGGTGTTGCCGCTCGAGAGACTTGGCGCGCCGTTCACGACGCCGAGGATTCCCGTCCCGTCCCCGAGCGCCATACGCTCCAGGTACATGCGGAAGTCGTCTTGCATCGTCTTGATGTGACGCGCGTACCCCCAGCCCTTGAAGAGCTCGAAGTCCTTGTGCACGTCCGCCATCATCTGCTCGGTGAAGGCCACCGTCGCGTAGGCGTATGCGCGCCCGAGGCTTGCCTCTACGGGAGTGATCCGGTCGATGTCGTCGTTCGTCGAGCCCGAGAAGCCGGGGAAGTAGCTGTCCTCGGAGCCGACGCCGTTGTTGAACGGGCGATCCGTGACGAGGGGCCAGATCAGGCTTCGACCACCAAGGTCCTTGTTGAAGCCCTTGTCTTCCATGAACATGTCGAGGAGCGCTGAGTCCTTGCGGATCAGATCCTTGACGACGTTCGCATAGTTGTACTTGAGACCCTTGTCGAGGGCGCTCAGCGTGTTCGCGTTGATCGTGCTCGCCATCGTCCTGCTCGCCAGTCCCCACCGACGTCAGGATGCGTTTCTCAGCCGCGCGCCATTTCCTTCTTCATGGCGCCGAAGACCTGCTCCATCGCCTCGTCGAACGAGGCAGCCCTCCCTGGCTTCGCCTGAGGAGGACGATCGGGCACCGCCGCTGCTCCGCCGCCAGAGATCGGCGGCTTCGCTGCCTGCGCTGGTTTCCCCCCTTGAACGACCTGGAGCGGCTGCGCGCCACCACCAGCAGGGGAAGGGATCCATTTCGAGTAAGAGCGCGCGCCCTGCGCCATCGCGGCACGCCACTGCTGCTCAGACCACGAGCGCGTGACGCCCGCCGCCGTCGCCGCCGCGAGCTCGGCGTGCAACTTCTGCCGCACAAACTCGTATTGCGGCGAGCCAGGCTTGTAGCCCGCGGCCTGCACCGACGTGTTCAACGTCTCGACATAGCGGTGCTCCGCCTGCTGCCGCCTCTGCTCGGATGCAACCTGCGCCCGATACTCCTCGACGGCCTGACGCGCCGTGCGCTGCGCCTCATCGCGGTAGAAGGCGTCCCGCTTGCCCTGCACGTGGTCGAGCACCGCCGCCTGAAGCTTGCGCGCGTAGTCCTCATCGGACATCGCCGCCGTGCGCTGAGGGGCTCGAAAGTCCTCGAGCGCCTCCTCCGTCGTCGGGGGCCGGCGCGGCTCTTCTGTCTTCTCCTCGGTCTTCGGAGGTGGAATCGCGCGCTGGAGAAGCTGCGCGAGAAGTTCGTTCTGCTGCTGGAGCGCCGTCATCTGTTGAAGCGCCGCCTGCTGCGCATCGAAGGCTGGCGCGTTGTTCGTCGTCGCGGGCGCCTGCGTCTCGCCGGCATCCGTCGCGCTCTCTTGCTCGACAACTGGATCGGCTTCTGGCTCTGGTGCTGCCTCGACGACCGGCTCCGAGGGCGACGAATCAGCGTCAGCAGCAACGCTCTGCTGAATGCCCTCGTGAATCTTCCCCATGATGTCGTCGAATGCTGGCTCTGTCATTGCGTGATTCCCATGCCTGCCGCTTCATATTGCTGCGGCATCTGGTGGCTGTCAAACGGAGCATTAGCCGCCCCTGGTATGGGCGACGGGACACTTTGAGGCTGAGGTGCTTGCGGCTGAGGGGCGGGGGGCGCCGCCGACTGAAGTGCCGCCTGCTGCTTCGCCATGATATGGTGCAGCGCTGCTTGGTCGAGCGCGTGGGCGAGTTGCAGGTTCCCATCGATCTGCGCTTCGAGGGCCGCCCGACGATGGGCCGCGATGTGGACGTCGTGATCGTGGGCGAAGAGCATCACGGCGTGCGACTGCCCCTGCGCCATCGCTTGATTCTCTTGTTCCGCCGTCGACTCTTGAAGGCGATGGTCTCCGTCGTTCTCCCCGAGCATGATGCCAAACTCGGCGAGGCGCCGCGCCTCCTGCGGAGTAATGATTCCTGACTCGAGAGCACGGAACACCTGCTCCTGTCGCAGCGCTTGGCTGTGAGCGAGCGCGCTCCCGATCTCGCACTGAATGTCGATGTTCGTGCTCAAGTCCGACGCGAGGAGCGCCTCGACCTCGAGCTTTGAGCCGGCGCCGTTGATGCGGATCATCCGCTGCTCGGTCGGGTCGTAGTTCGACGCTGCGCAGACGAGCACCGCCCGAGCGACGGCGCGCCATTGGCACTCATCCTCGAGAAGCACGGGTCCCTGAACCGTCTCCGACTGCTCAGCGAGGAAATGGAGCGCCTGGAATGCCTCGATGTTCGGCGGCGCCTTGCCTTGGTCGACCTCTTGAAGTCCGGCGAGACGCGGGATGTTTTGCTCTTCCTTCTCGGCGAGGCGCACGTAGAACTCGGGCATGGGCGCGGGGGAGCGCTGGATCGGCGGCTCCGCTCCCCAATATTCGACGACCTCCCCCTCCTCGTTCGTCAGGGCTTCCTCGTCGACGGAGCCCTTCTCCACCATCCACTTCGTGTAAGCCATCGTCTGCTGGTGGCGATGAAAGCTCGCGCGCGCCCGGTTGATGAAGTCGTTGCAGGAGATCATGTCGGGCACGATCCCCTCGCTCCAGAAGTCCTCGGCGGCAGGGCGCAATCGGAAATGGAAGATCGGGATGCGCCCGTAGGGCTCGGCGATCTCACCCCACCCTTGTTCCCAGCCGGGCGTCACACCTGGACGAGGCCACGCGAGCCGATTCCCGACGAGGATGGTGAGCCGCGGGTGCTCGCTGCCAGGAAGCGGAGGCAGCCAGCGCTCCACCACCCAAACCTGATTCTCCTTCAGCTTGAGCCCGTCGATCTGCCTTGAGCGGGCCAACTTGGAGAACCAGGGTGTCGCCTCGTCGAAGCCGCCGCGCCCGCCGATCTCCTCTTTCGAGAAGCCATACTTCGCGCTTGCCTGGTCGAGCGTGATCGCGTGCGCGTGGAAGACGCCGTCCGTGACCTTGCGCGCACCCGCGACCGGATAAATCTCCCACGGGGAGACGATATCGACGGCGACGTCTCCGAGGGGGCGCCGCCCCTCCTTCGTCTGCCCGGCGCCTTGGCACATCGGGCACATCACGGGAGAGGGAGGCGGTGGCGCAGCCGCGCCGACGAGCATCGCCTGCATGGAGGCTTGC